AAAAATATTTTAAAATAGTGGTTGAACTGTTCCCAAATTCACTGCTTGGTTGCCGTGTAACAGGCGGGTTCTCTCAACCGAGTTTACCTCTTCCAAATGTGTTAATCTTTCCGCCGGGTTTTTCCCATCTCGGAGTGTCGCATCGTTCTCCAGCTCTGTTTTCTTAAGGGCTTTCAGATTGGTCCCCGTTGCTTTCAAGGCGTGCGATTACCTTCCTTTACGGTGGGATTTACCAGTCCCACTCCAGTACTACTGTTTATAAGGGTAGTAGTATTACTCCCTAGTAAATCTGTTACTAAAATAGTTACGTCGTATGTATACAAATATGGCTTTCTTTTTGGTTATTGCTTCGTATAGCACTGCGAATATGTACTTTCTTGTTTTACGGCCAGCGGCGGTTGCTGGGGTGTTAAGATGACCAGCTGCTGACTCTAAGTAATCATACCATCCTTTGTAGAACTTCTTAGCCGACTTTATTTCGGGATGTTTTCTATTAAAGGCCCTGAGTGATCTACTTACAATACTCTTCATATTTCCTTTTTATGAAAACAAAAAAACCAACTTTCGGTTGGCTTGACTTGATTCTTTTGGTAATTTCCTTTAAACTCAACATAATTGTTTTTATTGGTAAAACAATCATAGCAGAACGGCACGTAATCAACAACACTATTTTTGGGAGAGGAGTACGATCCCTAGGAATTAGACTAAGATACGGGCCGTTTTTGCTTTTCTGATATAATACCCCCATGACCACTAAAGAAGATTTCCACGACTTAGTAGAGATAGGTGAAGAGTCCTCAGAGAAGAAAGCTGCCGCTATGCTGGCAGAGAAGTCCCAAGACGAAGAAAAGAGTATACAAGAAGCAAACGCCGCCGCTAAAGAAATTTTAGGTGGTGAGAAGAAAGTTTGGGACTATAAGGTTGTTTTAGCCAAACAGATGGTTTCTTTGATGAGAGAGATAGAATGGCCCGCTGGCTGGAAATGGGATGTTGAGCCTAACGATGATGGTATCGCTATTATGTTCGAGACCCCTAGACAGGAGTACTATGCTAGGGGGATGAGGGTTTCAGGGGATCCTGAGTTCGATACCCAGGGTATCTGGACAATGAAAACACGTGTAGAGAACACTATTGATAGATTAACAGGAGCAGATAGCACCAGCCCGATGAATCAGACCAAATCCGGTATCTGGTTGCCTGAGCAATAAATGAACGATCTTGAGAAGAGAGTTAAGCTGATCGAGCTGATTGAGCACAAAGAAGCCCTGGTCAAAGAGAAAAAACGCCGATTCTATACCCAGAACCTATTCGAGTTTAATAAAGAGATCCTTAAGGTTGAGGTTGGTGATGGTCGTGAGGAACTAGCCCCCTTCCACCAGGAGCTTTGTGAGTTTGTTGGTAATCACGATGGTAAGAAGTTTAAGCTGATACTTTTACCCCGGGGACACCTCAAGTCCACTCTGGTTACAGTTGGCTACTCACTCCAGCGTATAGCAGAGAACCCATCTGTACGTATCCTGATAGGTAACGCTACCCACTCAATGGCTACGGCCTTCCTGGGCCAGATAAAGAAACACCTGGAGTTTAATAAGACTTTTAGGGAGATGTACGGCGATCTGGTCGGTAAAGAGAAATGGTCAGAGGCTATGGTAACGGTGAAGAAGGATGATGACGAGGCTTTCGCTGCTAAGGAGGCTACAGTCACTGCTTTCGGGGTTGGTGGGAACCTAACGTCCCAGCACTACGATTTAATGATATTAGACGACCTTGTTAATAGGGAGAATATTAATACAAAGGAACAAATGGAGAAAGTGAAGACCTATTACAGGGACGCACTCGATCTACTCGAGCCTAAAGGGGAATTGATCGTGATCGGCACTCGTTGGCACTACGACGACCTATATGGCTGGATAATGAACCCTGAGAACGATCTTATCCACCGATTCGACCTTATGAAGAAAAAAGCGGTCTGGAAAGAGGAAGGAAGCGAGGAACAGACATTTTTGTTCCCAGAAAAATTTACCCCAGAGGTTTTGAAGGATTTACGTGAACAAAAGGGGTCATACGAGTTTTCTTGCCAGTATCTGAACGAGCCAGTGGATGATGAGTCGGCTACTTTTCGCAAAAGCTGGTTTAAGTACTACGAACCGGATGATCTCAAGGGCAAGATTATGAATAAGTATATAATGGTTGATCCGGCTATATCAATGGAGAAAAGGTCTGACTTTACGGCGATTGTTACTTGCGGGGTCGATCTCCACAACAATATCTACGTATTAGACATTGTCAGGGAGAAAATGATCCCTAACCAGATTATTCATAAACTATTCGAGCTAGACGAAGTCCACCATCCCCAAAAGGTTGGATTGGAAATGGTTGCCTTCCAGAAAACGCTACAATACGCTTTAGAGGACGAGATGCGTCTCCAGGGCCATTTCTTACCAGTAACTGAGCTTAAAGCTGACCATAGGACTAGCAAGGAACTGAGGATCCGAGCACTTCAACCGAGATATGAAATGGGTACAATTTACCATCCAAAGTACGGTAAGAACATTGATTATCTGGAAGATGAGCTAATGAGATTTCCAAAAGGTCAGCATGATGACATTGTTGACGCTCTTGCCTATGTGCTACAATTGTTATCAGTACCAAAACGGAGAAAGAAGGCGAAGAGCCGGAGTAACTATTTATATTGATTATGGCAAGAACATCTCTCAAAGAAGAGCCTACAGTACGTAGCGTTTACAATCCAAGCAAAGAGCACAAGAAAGAGTTAGATTTTGTATATACCCGTAAACAGGATATGTATGATGCTAGACAGGACTTTGAAATTAAGTGGGACAGTCTGGAAAGACAGTATAACGCTTATGTAGGTAAAAGTGACCTGGAAGACTGGCAGTCTGACTATTTTGTACCTATCACCACTTCTGTTATTGAAAGTATATTATCTGAGATGGTGGATCAAGCGCCCAAGCCAATGATCCTACCACGTAACCCCGAAGACGCTGCAAAAGCGACTATTCTCAAGCACATCTTCGAATATACCTGGGAGATGGGTAACGGCGACGTTGAGCTTTATAAAGTGCTCAAGGACGCCCTTATCTTTGGAACGGGTATCGCTCAGGAGTATTACCTATCTTCCCCACGCACAGTGCAGGAGATGGTGAAGTACAACCCTGTTACCGGCGAAGAGGAGTTTGAGGAGAGGGAGATACGGGATTACGACGATGTATACATGGAAGCTGTGAAGCTCCAAGACTTTTTCGTGGACCCGTCAGCCAGGTACTTGGGTACCGGGCCTAAAGCCGCACGTGATTGTGTCCGCCGATACATCATGCACATAGACGATTTCCGCAACCAGTTCAAGGGACCTGTGTGGAATGCGTTCGATTCGGCTAAGTACGTGAAGACCGGCGGTCAGGACACTAACTATTACGAGTTTTATGAACCACCCCTTGATTTGAGAGAGGATCAGGTAGAGGTTCTGTGGTACTGGAACAAACCACTAGATAAACTCATCATTGTTGCTAATGATGTATTGGTACGTTCCACCCCTAACCCCTACTCACACAAACAACTACCTTTCGCAAGGCTAGTTGATTTAATGAACCCCCACCAGTTTTATGGTAAGGGAGACGCTGAACTACTTTCAACCATCCAAAAAGAGCTGAACAAGCTACGGAGGATGCGCCATGACCGGATGCACCTCTCAATTGACCAGATGTTCCTGGTATCCAGCCGGGAGATGATCGACGAGGCCCAGTTAATAGCCAGGCCACATGGTGCGATCGAGGTTGATGATATTAGCTCAATAAAACCGCTTGAGTACAAAGACACCCCAAGTTCTTCTTATAAGGAAGAGGAACAGATGAAAGACGACATTGTCCGAGTAACTGGGGTAGATGAACGATCTCAGTCAGTGGCTGGGGCCGGTACGGCAACAGAAGCCACTATTTTGAAAGAAGCTACCCTGAAACGCATCCGACTGAAGCTGAGGATGATGGAGAGGGATTTCTTGACCATGATCGCCAGGTTGAGGGTTTCTAATGTCCAGCAGTTCTATACAACACCTATGGTTGAAAGGATTGCCGGTAAGGACGCTAAAGAGATCCAGGCTAAGATAAAGCTGGCCAAAAGCAATGGGACGTTTGAAGATGTTGACGGAGTGCCTCATACGAAGAAATTCCGCAATATCCGGATAATGGGCCGTGAATTGAGCATGAACCAGTCGGGTGAGATTGTTGAAGAGACTAAACCCGGTATATTCTTCTTTAGGGCAGTACCCGAGCTTGTGAAGGGACAATACGATATTAGGATAGCAGCTGGCTCTACATTGCCTATATCAAAGGCCCTGCAGCAATCCAAGGCCAAAGAGATGGTTGAGGTGGTTTTACCCCTAGCTATAGACCCACAGTCACAGTTAGGGTACGATCCGGTTAAAATCATTGATTACTGGATTAGAATGAACGATGAGGACCCAGAGGAGTTTAAGACCAAGGATGCACTGGCTGGTGAAGGACAGGCGATGGGAGAGACTCAACAGCAGATTGAGATGGCCCATGAAGAGAACGAGCAGATAATGAAGGGTACCGAGGTTCCGCCTACACCAATGGCTACCCCGGGCCACACAGACATCCACGCCGCTTACATTAAGTCTGATAAGTTCAAGGCAGTTACTATGGAAGATCCTAAGTATAAGGTGATGATGAGACACGCAATGGGAGAGGCAATGGCTCAACAGAAGAGAGCTGGCGGTGGCCAGCCTGAAGGAGGCGATCAACCCGCACCTATGGGACCACCTGGAGCTGTACCTGGACCGAGTAAGAACGCT